ATTTTTTACATATTTCTAAAATATTTTTAACTCCTAAGATATTACTTTGTATAAAAGCTTCAACACAACTTATTGACTTGTCAACGTGGGTTTCAGCTGCGAAGTTTATTATAACATCTATATCAAAATTACTAACAGTTTCTTTTAATTTTTGATAATCACAAATATCACCTTTTACAAAGTGATAATTATCATATTGTTCACACCCCTCTACATTACTTAATTTTCCAGCGTAAGTTAACTTATCATAATTTATAAATTCATACTCAGAATAATTTTTTACCATATGTTTTATAAAATTACTTCCTATAAATCCACACCCACCTGTTACTAATGTTCTCATTTAATCAAATCCTTTTCGTATGTTTTTATTTTATTTATATTTATTTCAAATATACCAAGTTCAAAACTACCAACTTCCAATTTATCATTAGCAAGTATTTCTGGTAGTTGTTGAATATATTGAAAGCTTTCATTTGTTAACTTACTACCATCAAATCTAACTTCTACATCATTCTGTACATCAACATCAATAGAAAAAATTCTATCATTCAAATCATATAAAGTATTCGATTGTTCTCTATCAATATAATCTTGAGCATATGTATCAACATATATTTTAGAACAATATGGTTCTAAAAAAGTTAATAATTGTTCATTACAATTTTTAATAACAAATCCAATATTATATTTTGGAACAACTATTGGTTTCATTAACGAATCGTGTTTAACAATAGTTCCCCATTTACGAATAAAGTTTCTCATATTCTTTGTTGTTGTGTGTACCCATTCTGGTGAATCTTTACCCGGTGCTCCTCCAGCCATTGGATTAAATCTACTACCACGACTTGTCATATGATACACAAAACCATCCCAAGTCTGTACAAACTTACAACCACTTAATTGTAATCTATTAAATATATCCGAATCTTCTTTTGATTGTGGAGCAAATAACTTATCGTGTCCACCAACTTTCCAATAGTCATCTTTGTATATAGCCCATGGTGCAAACACACCTTCTGTGGTTTTATTTTGTTTAAATTTATTTAAATCTCTTAAAAATTGTAATTCATCAAACTCTTCAGGTTCAATTCCATAATCAGCCAATATCTTTTCTGGACCTGGAGGATGTAATGATGGTTCAATTCTTGTGGCAGTAACTACTACACCTGGTTTTATGTGTTTTAATATCTCATCATCTAATTTTGGTGCTACATACATATCAGCGTGTAGAAACATTACAATATCATTAGTAGCTTGTTCACATAAATAATCATACCAATAAACAATACCTTGTCGTTCTGGCCCTTCATTTCTGAATATTTTAATATTGTGGTCAGTCTTAGCAATACTTTGTAACCACTCCCAAGTTCCATCACTTGAAAAATCATCTGCTAATAGGATTTCATGTCTATAACCAACATTTTTTCGAATAGAATTATACATCCATTTTAAGTATGATAAATTATTTCTACTCGGTGATATAAAACTTATTACTTTATTATTCATTATAAAACCTCATAATATCCACCAATACCAAATTTAGTTTTAGTATTGATTGTTAAGTGATTACTATCTATATATCTTGATTTTGGTATAACTCTAAAATCAAAACTAACTCTTGTGTTTGATGTTATATTATCTTTATTACCATGACTTAAATTAGAAGCATTCCATTCGATACATTCACCATAATCAGATTCAAAAGGAATGTAATCTCCCTTGTCCTCTTCAGTTTCAGCCCAAATTGTATTTGTTCCATAGGCGTTAGTTAATGGTATATAATAATTTGTTTCTTTAACTTTTTCAGCCCACTTTACATCTCTATAATATTTGTCTTTATGAAATTCTCCAACAGCTATATTTCCTGGTAGATGAACTCTGAAAGTTGGTATTTTTTGATAAACTATTTCTTCACCATATCTTGGTTTTATAACATCTGTTAAAAACTTTACATAAATATTATCAAAAGATTTGTCAATTCTAATTTTACTGTAATATGTTTTATGCCATATTGTTGATTGGTCATTTTCTCTTTCAAAATGTTCATAATGTTTTATTTTATGTAATTGTGATAAATCTATGTTACTACCGAACCACTCAGAAACTATACTTCTAAAATCGTAATTATTTTTATCATACTTTACTATCTGCATATCTTATCCTTTATTATGTAAATTATTTGAAGTAAATGCATCATCATCATAATGAAATATACCAGAATCCTCATTAAAAAAATTATAGTATGCTGGCTTATCTCCGAATTTATTTTTTAGTTTCATCACATCGTCTATGTAAAGAATGTCTTTATTAAAATCTACATTATTTTGTTTTAAAGCTACATAGAAACAAGGTTCGAATTGTTTACTTGGATGACCATTGTCAACTGATTTCATTTTCAAATCATCTAATATGTTCATATCAAAACATTTTTTAAATAAATCTTTTTCAAGTATAGCAAAGTCATAATGAAATGATACAGTTTTATCATCTATATATTTACCATTATTATCAAACAACCAATGTCTTGGCATACTAGCTATTTTATAATTACCATTTATTAAATTATTATATGTATTTTCAATTAAGTCTTGGTCAAACCATATATCTGCATGATAGTGAAGTATGTGTTCACAATCATCAAATAGACTAGCAGCTAAAGAGTTCATCATAAATACACCATCGTGATGACCAGGATTTATATCTAAATACTGTAATTCTGTATTTATATTTTCACCAATCATTTCTACAAATTTATGATTTTCATGGGAACATAAAAATATAGGTTTATATTTAGTTTTATCTAAATTAGATAATAATAAATCTTGATATAAAAAAAAGTGTGGTTTATAAGATGTAACTAATATACCTAACATTTAGAGAACCTATCTTTCATATTATTTAAAAAAACTTTCTCACCAAAGTTTTCTTCATAATTCTTTAAAGCTTCATTAGAACAATCTTTATAAAACTTTTCATCATTTTTTAACTTATGACAAAGTTTTCTAGCAGTATCTAAATCCCCAATTTTAACTGATAAACTTGGATGTATAATTCTCTGAGTATCAGCTTCCTCATAACCAACACAAGGTATTCCCAAAAAACCACAATTCATAGAAAAAGTTCCAGCAGCTATTGTAGTCATTAAGTGTATAGCGTATTTAAAAGATGATAATGTTTCAATCCATTGATTCCAATTCATATATGGAAAGTGAGTTAAATCGTGTATCTGTTCCTCCCCATCTATTTTTCTACCCATTGATGGCACAAATAATGGAAGTTCAAACTCTTGAGCAACTACATAAGAATCAAATCCACCATACCATCTACAGAAGTTTCCACCCATCATTACTTTGTCTTCTTTTATATTTTTTTTATACTCTGATATACTATCCTCAATCATAATACTTGGAATATCAAAAATAGGTTTACCAGGAACTAAACCTGCAAAGTAAGGTATATCAGTTTTATTTTCACACAATATACCATCTACAGAAGCTAAGACATTGTAATGCCAAAATTGTTGATGTAAAGGTAAGTCTTGAAATATCCAAGCAGGTCCTTCTTGCATAAATAATACTTTCTTAGATTTTTTTCTAACTAAACCAACTAAATCTAAATTATATAGTTGTTCTCTATCTTCAGGTGTTTTAGGTATTAATAGTATAATTATATCATTATCATCATCAACATCATTTATTTGTGAATAGTGAAAGTTATGAGCTTTGAGAGCACATTGTTGTGCTAAATCAACAGGCATATGTAAACTATTTCTATTAATAAAACAAGGTGGTTTCTGAGATATAAATGTTATTTTGTATTCCAAACCAAGTCCTCCATTTCTTTAGTTGTCATTTTTTCTGCATTTGCTGATGAATAACCTCGTTCCAATGTATTCATATCTAAATTTTCTTGATTATAAATATAAATCATATCATCGTGAACATAAGTAAATGGTATTTCTTTAACACTTATTAAATCTTCATCTAATTTTTCACCAGGTCTCAATCCAACTACTTCAACATCATCCGATATAACTTTAGCCAACTCAAACATATTAACTGATTTCATTTTATAAGAACATACAAAACCACCACCATCTGTATCACATTTGTTGATAGCTTTGTTGATAAGTTTTGAAGCATCTGATTTAGAAAACATTAATCTATTCATATCTTTACTTGTTAGTTTTAATGTTTTACCTTCTTCTTTTAAATTTAACCAAAATGGTAATACAGAACCATTACTATGAGCTACATTTGCAAATCTTGTAAGAGCAAATCTATTCTTCATTGTATTAGCTTCCATAAAACATTTTTCCATTAATGATTTAGTATCACCATACACACTTGAAGATGAACAGGCCTTATCTGTACTGATTCCTATTGTTATAGGAACATTATTCATAATACTCGCATTGATAACATTAATACTACCAATCACATTTGATTGACAAGTTTGTATTGGATTCTCTTCTGCTATATTTATGTGTTTCATAGCTGCAGCATGAATAACTACATCAGGTTTAACACTATTGAATACTCTCATTAGAAAACCATTATCTTCTATGTTTCCAATAAAATTTTTAACCTTTGGGTGTTCTCTCATCAAATCAGTTAGAAACTTTTCATTTCTACTGACATTATAGTAAGTGTGTTCTGGAAACTCCCGTATAAAAGCTTTTCCTATTGTACCTGAACCACCTGTAATTAATATTCTCATTAAAGTTCCTCTATCCTTTTTGATTTATCACATATAAATAAATTATAATGAGGTTTCTTTTGTGTTTCTATTCTTGTGTATTGACAACCCCAATCTTTTAGTTGTGACTTAGTTAAATCACTCCAATCAATACCAGTAGTTCCACCTCTAGCTGTCCAATAAACTATTTCATGACCATCACCATACATTTTATTTATTTTATCTATTTGTTCTGGTCTTGGTTTAGCATAATTATAATCTCTTGTTTCTTTTGTACCTGAATGTTCTCCCAATGTACAAATTGTTTCATCTATGTCTACATATACTATCATTTATATAACTCCTCATAAGTTCGTTTTATCCAATAATTTGCATTTCTATTTTTTTGATTTGGTGGGATAGAATTAAAATGATAAACCCAACCTGCTTCCCACAAATTATCTAATGTATCATCTATCCAACTAAATTCAGGTATATGTAATAGAGTTTTTCTAAACAAATCTTGTAAGTTATAACAACTTGGTAATAACTTCACATCAACTTTTTCTTCATGTAACATATAATTAAGTATTGTTTGGTCTGTTCCACACTTCAATTTATCTATTGTTTGTATTATTTTTTCGTTATTTTTAGAGTAATATTTTTTCATAGTTTCAAAAAAACTTTTATGTGATTTGTTTATAATTTGAAACCCACCATTTATATAGTTCCAAGACTTTATTCTCTTACCACTAAATAAATCATCACCAAAACCTCGAATACTTCTTAATACCCATTCGTAGCAACCATCACATTTAACACCACAATATTTATGTTCAGTCATTTCAAAAAAGTTTGGACAATTGGGGTGAACTATTGTATCAGCGTCTACCATCAATATTTGGTCATAATCAATATCGTTATTATCTAATATATTGAAT